TAGTGTTTCGCGCGGATCAGTTTGCGCGCGCCTAATGTCACTAATGCCAATAATCTGATAGATGTCCTGCAAGATAGCTTGTCTGCTTTGCTCTAGCACTTGTAGCATATTTGCATACGTGCTGATGTCCTCAACCTGCATAGCTCCGGTTAATCCGCCCTTGCTATTGAAGTCTGCCCAGTTAGTAATTGGATGAAACTCATTGTCATCCATATCACCAATGTTCTGAATCTCTTTAATAGCAGCATCATAAAAGCCGCGCCTGCGCATGTTTTCAATCATATGAAAGATTCGTCCGTTGATGCGGTCAAGCTCAATTGCTTGGTCTTGGTACATCATGAAGAACGGAACAGGCAGAAGGTTGCCGCTTGTCGTAATAGAATACAGCGGCTGTGGTACAGGATAGAAGTTTTCTAAATCCAGCGGATCATCGTTAATTTCTAGTGGCGCTGAGCTTAGGCTGTCTGCCCAAAAGACCTGCTCTTTAAATCCCTTGTCCCATATCTCATACACCTCAGCCTTATCGGATGATGCAGCGTCTTGTTGTTTGGTCTTGTACTTGCCATAGCTTGTATCTTGCGGAGCATACTTGAGTTGATTAGCCTTTTCAGAGCCGAATAGCTCAGTTGCCTCGTCATATGTCATCAGGCTCTTAAAGGCAATCCAAGGGACAGCCTTCCATGTCTGCGCATCTGGATATAAAAAATCTGACCAGTGAACGTATTCATAGTCAATCTCCTCAAACACAACCTGTTCTAGCACTTCTTCACCATCCTGATCTTCATCAATCAGCGAGTTGTACTTGGGGCGTATCTGTCCAGTGCCAGCCAATAGGTAATCATTAACAGCCATGCGCGCAACATCATCAAACGAGCTGTTATCAACATAATAGTTAATGCCTGATTCAATCATTTCCGCGCCCTTGCGAGCGGCTATGCGTTTGGGATTGGTTGAGCGTACCTCAGCGGTGGGCGGTGTACTGTACACCACTGGCGCGAGTGTTTCTGTATTCGCATACAGGATGTTATATTTACTATCGCCGCTGTGTCTGTCATCTTCACCACGATAGCGTGTGATAATCTTATCACCTTGCTTGTTGAAGTCAGAGCGCCATGTTTCAGCCGCTTCAATCTGATTCTTCCAGTACATGTAAGTTGTGTGGTCGTAACCGTTCTCTTTACGCGTTTCCATGTCCGTCCTATTCTACAATCAATTTGTGTATTATATGCGCTTGATTTTATTTGTGCCACTATTACTTAGCATTGCGTTAAATGTGGGTATGCCTAGATGGTTCTCTGTAGGTTCAACGGGCCTTAGAACCTTCAGCAAGCTACGCTCTTTAGCCCACTGCAAGAATTGGCTAGTGCTGTCTACCATGTCGTCATGCTTAGCGTTAGGGAACAATTTTAGCTGCTCGGTGTAATCATCTAGCCAATGTGCATACTCTGGAAACACCACGTTGCTATGCTCAAATTCAATAGAGGCTTGCGACATACGCGTCACCTTGTCTTGTGTTGGCATAATAGCAATAACAGGCAATGCGCTGGTGGTTCTCAGCTCTTGTATCAATGCCTGACCGCTGGCTTTATCCTCAATCAGTATAAAATCAGGGTTGTCACGTGATGCCATGTCTAGCACCTTCTTCTTAAGCGCCGGAAACTCTAAACGAACGTTAATAACTTCAAGCAGATAATACCCATCAGACTTCACGCCCCAAACAGTACAGCATGTGTAATCGTTTAATATGCCAACCTTGCTTGCGGTATCCCATGAATGAATAATCTTATTAAATGCTAGCGGACGCTCAGGCGCGAACCTAAACCATGACTGCTTAACCAAGCCGCCACCAGTAGGAGCGGGGTTCTGTAGATATTGAGCCGCATAACCATACCCGCCCATATCAATAGCCATCTGCCTTAACTCAGCACGACCCAACCTTTCAGGGCATAGCAAGTCACCGGCGGCAGCGTCCCATCGCTTATCGTTAATGGATATGACAGTCTTGCGGATAAACTCAACAGGCAAGCATAGGTGATGCCAACCCTTATCTATCAGGTGTCCTGATGCGTCATCTTCATGGAGCCTTTGCATAACCAGCACACTTACCGCAGTCTTTGGGTCGTTCTTACGGCTAGTGAACGTTTGGTCTATCCATTCGTTAGTTGATTCTCTTACCGTTCCGGTCGGTGCATTTGCCTCATCGGGCTTAAGCGGGTCATCCAATATCAGATAATCACCGCCCTCACCTGTAACCGTCCCGCCAACAGATGTGGCAATTCTATGACCTCGCTCTGTTGTGCTAAACTTGCTCTTTTCGTTCTGGTCACTGGCAAGCACTGTTTCAGGGAATATATCTTTATACCACGGAGATTCCATAACGTAGCGGACGTTAGTATTATCCTTCATGGCAAGCTTAGAGCTATATGATGCGCCAATGATTTGTGCTGATGCGTTGTGACCAAGTAACCATGCTGACCACGCCACACTAACAGTAATGGTCTTTAAACAGCGCGGGGGCATATTGATCACTAGGTTCTTTATGTCGCCAGCTTCACATGCAAGCAAATGCTCGCAGATAGCATCAACGTGCCAGCTATGTATATACGTGTGTCCTGTGCTTACTGTGTGGAATACCTTGCGAACAAAGGCAGGAAATGAGTTCCGGTATAGTTCACGCGCTATAGTATGCGCTTGGTACTGGTCTACCTCAATCACTGGTGAGAACTTTAACGCCTAGTGATGACAGTATAGCCTTATCTTCAGGGGATACCGTGTGGCTTACTGTGCTGGTGGCAGTTAGGTCTAGCTTATCCCCGTATTTCTTAGGTCTAAGCTTACCAGCCATCCATTTACGGGTGTCTATGCGTAGTCTTGCTCGCTGAATGGCTTCACCATCTACAATCAATTTGCCATCTTCATCTATGCTGGTGTCCAAGTTCTTATCATCAGCTATGCTTAAGCATTCATCAAAGATAGCATCGGCTTGGGTTTCCCTAGCGCGCGCGTAAATCTCTTGGAAATCTTCGTTATCCCTCAGCCACACATAGATTGTCCCTTGTGCAGGCATATCATCATCAGTGGCAATAGACTTCATTGATCTACCCCTAGCAAGGCGCTCGCATATCTTAATTGCTTTGTCTTGTGTGTATGATGTTGATCTGGCCATGCTGCCTCTGGATTTTATGTGCGCCCCAACCAAGAAATACAAACATATAAACAACACTGGAGAGTGAGGCTAGAGCGCATATCTAATACTACCATGAAATAATACATCGGCAAGTAATAGTTTATTAACTTTTATTAGCTATTCTAACTAAGCCATAAGGCAAACAACATTAATTGGAGAGTTAATATGATTGGTTTAATAGGATTCGGCGCAACACTTGTAACACTACTACAGCTTATCGATGGGGTGGCACGATGAACCGCGCTGAACGTATGGCGGCTATGCGCGTCAAGGTTGAGCAAGCCAAAGATGATACGCCTACAACGCAATCATTCATCTGGGTTGTACCTGTGTTTGTGTGTCTAGCGGTTATGTTCTCTAAAGATATACCCATCAAGCAAGAGCCTAAGCCCATTTTGTGTGTTGCGGGGTATTGCATATGAATGATGTTATAATCGTTGGAATGTTCTTTACTACCATGTTTGGTATCTTTGTAATGGGTATGTATCAGCTACAATATATCACATCGTTGATTTAAGCTATGCTACAGCGCATGAAGGGGGTCTAGTGGTACATTGTATCATTTAACCCCCTTTGTCGTGCTAGAAAGGGCTTTGGTTCCTCTCAATTCCTCTAGTGCCATTTCAGCCACCCCCACCAAACTGATGCCATCGGCTATTACCTCAAGTGCGATTTCGCAATTGCTTATGTCCGTATGGAGAGAGTCAATCTCTCGCTGACTACGGGTATCGCCCATCACGTATCCCGCCCACATAGCAGATGTTATGATGTCAGTGTATCCGCCATCATCCACCTCTAAATTGCCCCCAGACTTGCGTAGGAAGCCTTCAAAATACTCTTTAAACTCGTCCTTCATCTTCATTCTCCTTGTTTGTTAATGTGTTCTTGTTCAGTACCGTATAGTTCTTGCCATAGTGGTCTGCCTATGTGTGTTTTCTGGTAAACGGGGCGGTTAGTTAGATTCATCTTGCGTCTCATACCTAGCCAACATCTTTCTTTGTGCTGGTGTTAGCTTAATGCCCTTATCTCGGTAAGATAGAAGCTTCGGTATGTCTGCTGGCACAACGTCTGCGAAATCCCTTTTCTCCTTAATTATTTTAAGTATCTGGGCAGGAGCGGGTACATCAGGGTTCTCCAGTATGTATTCCTTCATGGCATCACGTATCTCGCTAATCTCAAATCCAGCTAAAGCCCATGCAAAGCCCTCTACCATCGTTTCCATTTC